TCCTTCCCATAAATGACTTTCCCTAATGTATATAATCCCAAGCGGCGTGGGTCAAGACCCAAATATGGAAATAAAAAAGTTACCATACAAGGTATTAAGTTTGATTCCAAATGGGAAGGTGAGCGATACCTTTACTTAAAGTCATTAGAACGCGCAGGAACTATAAGAGATTTAGAGTTGCAGGTTCGATTTAACTTGATGGTTAATGACCAAAAGATATGTGCCTACATTGCTGATTTCTGCTACGAGCGAGAAGACAAAGACGGTGTATGGCATTACATTGTTGATGACGCTAAAGGCGTTGAGACGCCAGAATTTAAGCTGAAAAAAAAGCTTATGAAAGCCTGTTTAGGTATAGATATTCTATTGTCGAAAAAAACTTCTTGACACTAACCCATGCTATATGCTTATAGTTGGGACTCTAGTAACAAGCAGAAAGGATTCGACATGCAAGGTCGTGAATTATTCGAACTCCGAAATGAACTAAAGGCAGCTATAGATAAGTTGCGTGGTGATTTGAAGGACGTTGAGCAAGATTTAAAAGACACTTACTTATCTCGCGCCACAGCCGCATTAAACGCTGAAGGCAAAGATTTTGGCACTACAAGTATAGTAGATGGCAATCGTAAGATAAAAGCAGTTGTCACTAAAAAAGTATCTTGGGATCAAGATTCGTTGCGTGAGGCATTAGGCACTTTGTCTGATGAAGACGCAAGGCACTATGGTAAGCTGACCTTTGCCGTAGAAGAGCGTAAATTTACAAACGCTCCACCTGCAATCAGAAGCGTTCTTGAAGAATGCCGCACAACAGAAGTTGGTCGCTTCACAGTAGAATTGGATACATAATATGGCTTTACAAATTATTACAGCCGATCAGAGACTTGCCGAAAAGAAGGGTCACAAGATCGTAGTATGTGGTGCAAGCGGTGTAGGTAAAACTACACTTGCTCGTACACTTAATCCTAACACAACATTGTTTATGGATTTAGAAGCAGGGGATGCAGCTATTGAGGGTTGCGCTATTGATGTTGTTCGTCCGCGAACTTGGGCAGAATGCCGTGATTTAGCGTGTTTCTTAGGTGGTCCTAACCCATCATTGGCAGAAGATCAGCCTTACAGCGAATCACATTATAACTATGTTGAGCAGATGTATGGCGATGGCGCTGACGTTTGGCAGAAGTATGACACTCTATTTGTAGATTCGATTACTGTTGCAGGTCGTCTTTGCTTTCAATGGTGCTTACAGCAACCAGAAGTTCGTTCTGATCGCTCTGGTAAATTAGATACACGAGCCGCGTATGGTTTACATGGTCGTGAAATGATGTCTTGGCTTACTCACATACAGCACATTCGCTCTAAGAACGTTGTGTTTGTAGGTATTCTTGATGAAGTCACAGATGATTACGGAAGAAAACAGTACCATCTTCAGATTGAAGGTAGCAAAACTGGAAGAGAATTGCCCGGAATTGTTGACGAAGTTATCACTATGTCTATCTTGACAGGTGATCATGGACAGTATCGTGCATTTGTATGTCAGCCTTTAAATGAATGGGGCTATCCTGCGAAGGATCGCTCTGGTAGGCTTGACACAATTGAAGAGCCACACTTAGGAAAACTCATGGAAAAAATGAGTAGCGGTGGTCATAAAACTGATAAAGATTTGATCTTTGTCGATCCAACAACACAAAACACTAGCGAAGGAGAAGCGTAATGCTTAATTTAAATAACGTTCCACAGGACGACAACCCACAAAACCAAGAATTCACATTAATCCCAAAGGGAGCAGTGGTTCGAGCAATCGTATTAGTACAGCCGGGAGATATGGAAATCCCTGAGTTTGGACAAGGTGCTTGGTTTAAGAAGTCTGCAAGTACATCTGCGAAATGGATGAACCTTGAGTTCACTATTATTGGTGGTGAGTATGACCGCAGAAAGTTTTGGCACAGCGTATTCGTTGATGGCGATAAGCTAGGTCAAAGCGGTATGCCATTAGCAAAAGAAATCGGTTTGCGAACATTGAAGAGTATTGTTGAGAGTGCTAGAGGTATCTTACCATCTGACATGACACCACAAGCACAGCAAAACCGAAACATTACAGGTATGGCAGACTTGAATACATTGGAGATTTGTGCAAAAATTGGTATCAAGAAGGGTACTAATGGTTACGCCGATAGCAATCAGCTTATGGCGGCACTAACACCCGATAATAGAGAGTTCTTTACTCAAGGAGTGGCACAGCAGGGTTCAGCGCCTGTTGCCAACACAGCACCACAAGCGGCAAGTCCGCAACCAACTGGTGCAGTTCCTTCTTGGGCGCAAAGTTAATCTAGTGGCAGGGTCTATCTGCACCCGCTAGAACACGGACAGGGGGGCCGTGCGCCACAATCCCCCCAACTATTCTAGCAAATAGGTTTATTATGATATTACGTCCTTACCAAGAGGTAGCCGTTTCTGACGCGTGTAACGCATTAGACAAACACGGAAATACCTTAATCGTCGCTCCTACTGGAGCAGGCAAAACAATTATGCTTTCTGCTTTGGTTGGTAAGAGACATGAAAAAGGCAGAAGAGTTTTAGTAATACAGCATCGTGACGAACTCGTTTCGCAAAACAAAGCGAAATTTGAGAAGGTCAATCCGTATATTACAACAAGCATTGTTAATGGCACAGTTAAACATTGGGATGGCGAAGCCGTGTTCTCAATGGTTCAAACAATGTCTAGGGACAGAAACCTTAGAGATCGCCCAATGTTTGATATGGTTGTGGTTGATGAAGGACACCATGCAGCCGCACCAACTTACATGAAAGTTATTAACGCTGTTCTTGAAGATAATGACAGCGCAGAGATTGTGGGCTTTACAGCAACACCTAACAGGGGCGATGGCAAAGGTTTGCGATCTGTGTTCAATAATTGCGCACATCAGATTGAATTAGCAACTTTAATTCGTGAGGGATTTTTAGTTCGCCCTAAATCATTCGTGATTGATCTTGGCGTTGGTGAACAACTTGATAACGTCACTAAGCGCGGCAAAGAATACGATATGGAAGAAGTTGCGGCTATCATGGATCGACAGGTCATTAATGATAGAATTGTATCTGAGTGGACAGAAAAAGCATCTGGAAGAAAAACTGTTGTGTTTTGCTCCACAGTTTCACATGCCGAACACGTTTGCGATTCTTTTATAAACTCTGGTGTTAAAGCAAACTTTGTTACTGGAGAGACAGACAAAGACGAACGCGCACAGATGCTACATGATTTAGAGTTTGGAGACTTACAAGTAATCGTAAACGTTGCCGTGCTGACAGAAGGGTTTGATGCCCCACCAGTATCTTGCGTTATCTTAACTAGGCCATGCTCACAAAAAGGCACAATGGTGCAGATGATAGGTAGGGGTCTAAGAATACTTGATCCAGAACTATATCCAAATACTGTTAAAACAGACTGTATTGTTATGGATTTTGGAACATCTATCATTACACATGGTGGTTTGGATGAAACAGCTAACTTAGATGGCGCGCATAAGTCTGAAGGTGGTGAAGCACCTACAAAGATATGTCCTGATTGCGGAAGTGAAGTATCTGCAAATACGCGCATATGTCCTATCTGTGAGCATGAGTTCCAGAAAAAAGTTAAAGAAGCATTAGATAGCTTTGTTATGACTGAATATGACCTGATGAAGTTGTCTCCGTTTATGTGGATTGATCCATTTGGTAACGGAAACGCTATGATGGCTATGGGCTTCAGTGGGTTTACTTTGGTGGGTAATATCGGAGAATACTGGATAGCTATCGTGAAGGCGCAGAATGGGCGTCCTAGAGTGGTTTCTATCGGTGAGAAGGTACAAGCGATGGCGGCAGGCGATGACTTTCTTCGTGAGATAGAAGACAGCAACGCGGCTAACAAAACTAAGCGTTGGTTAAACCAAGCAGCTACTGACAAACAGAAAGAGCATTTACGCAGAAATGGCGTACAAATCAGTGCGATTGATTTCTCTTGGACTAAGTATAAGGCAGGATGTTGCTTAGGGTACTATTGGAATAAGCAAAAGATTGATAAGATAATTTCAGAACAAGTTAAAAAATTAACAGGGACTGAATAGATGCCGAGATTTGAAATGTATCTTATGCTTGCTGAAAAAGAAGACGATAAAGTTGAAACTTGTGAATACGAAATGATTTGTTGGGTTAAAGACTCAAGCAATATTGAAGAAATAAAAGCTTCTGCGAATGAAAAAATCAACGATCACATTGAAGAGGCCAAGAGTATTGTCCTGTTTGGTACCGCAAGTATCAGAGTTAAAGGTGAAGAAGTTATAAACATTGGGTTTAGAAACAGCGAAATAAATCCTGATGACATTGATGATGTCATAGATTTGTTCGACTTAAATGAGGAGACAGTACATTGACAGCAGCAAGTAATGCACCAACAGCACTACCGCCAATGAAAGAGTTGGCGTTCGTATTAGGTAAGTATGGTTGGGATAAGAGGTTTTGTGACCTCACAGAAGAAGAAGTACAAACACTAATATTTGCAATACAGGAATCAACACCGCTAACTAAGGAGATAAACATTGGGAAACTCGAAGAAATCTACTATAAGTCAACAGGCACTTGGCCTTCTACTTCAATCCCATTCTAATGAAAATCCTGTAGCAGATAGTATTACTAAGGTCGTAGATGATGCGATTGTTGCGAATGAAGAAAAAAGGGAGAGACGCAAGTATATCGGTGCGTCAAGCATTGGTGATGAATGTCAGCGTAAAATACAATATCGTTATTTAAACTACACGATTGATGCGGACAAAGCATTTAGCGCAAGAACTTTGCGTATCTTTCAGTTCGGTCATGAGAT